GCTGATAATCCATATCATCATAACCACAATAAGTTTTATGGTGGAACTATGGAGGGGGCAGGTAAAATTGATATTCAAAGAGGTGATAACAATTACTTCTACGGGTTTCGTTTTGAACGATATCCATCATCCCCAACTAACCAACAGTTGATAATTAACTTTGGTGAATATACGTGGAATAACTCAATTGAGGCTTCATGGTTAAGTTCTCCTTACTATACAAATGAACCATACAATCCATCACCTTACACTTATGTAGAGGTAACTGATAATGGCAAGGGGAATGCAGTATTTCATGTTCAGGAAAATATATCCGATGAAGTAACATTGTTTTCTTTAAATGCTAACACCCCATTTATATCCAGTGCCAACAATGGAGAAGTTGGTGTATTAGCATATCAAACAGATGTAGATGGTTTATATAATATCCGTCACCTAGTTTCTTCTAAGTTTGCTTTTATGCGGAATTTTGGGTTGTTATGGGAATCTGGAGATGTACCAGTAAGAAATGGTGATATGTTTACATTCTCAGCAGATACGGCATCGTTTCGCATTTACCTGTATGCATTAGATGGAGATGGGAATGTCATAACTTCACAAACAGAAGCAATAACTTCTTCTATGCAATGGGATTCATCTAACCATAGATATGCTACTGTTGCTAACATTTCTTCCATTAAGATCAGGATTAATAATGAAGGGGTTCCAGTTAGTGCAATTCGTTTAGCTGTGTATTCTGGTGGTAATGTAGCGAATACTGCATTTTCATGGCTATGCTTAACTGGTAGATATTACAAAAATAGCACATCCTTGCCAAGGAAAAGCAAAGATAACTTCACCTTAAAACAAGGAAAAGCAATTACTTATTATAGTGATACTGATATTAGTATGGCTAACATTGGTTCAGGAATTACCTGTTATAAAACCGATTTATCTGAAATCAAAATTAATCTTGTAAGGGGCAGGTATGTAGTGAAATCAATTTCAGGCAGTGAAATATATGTATACCAAGGAACAGTCACTTATTACCCTCCATTCAGTGATGTCAAATTGGTATATACGGATGGGGTTGAAAATAAATTATTAGATGTGCAAAACATCTCTTCAGGAAAGATTACTCTTGCAGATACAGTACCATCAGCTATATCTGCAGGCGATTTTGTAGATGTTATTGTTACAAAGACGAAATCTATTTTATGAAGTGTTTATTTATCCTTATGTTAAAGGAGCGATAATGGATATAACGCCTTTCCTTCATGCGTTTTGTGCTGTGGCTGCGCAGGTACTGATTGGCCTTTTTACCGGAAACTGGGCTTACGGGGCGATAGCCGGTTGTACGTTCTTCATTGCGCGTGAACACACCCAGGCAGAATATCGCTGGATTGAAATGTTCGGGCATGGCAAGCGTATGAATATGCCGTGGTGGGGAGGTTTTGATCCGCGCGTATGGGATGTTGGAAGCCTGTTTGACTTTGTTGTTCCTGTTACTGTTTGTTTTGGTGTTTATTTCTATATTTGACTGCTACCGCGCCATTTGATGGCGCGGAATTCAACTAAGCCTCTATATTTTAAATAATTTCTGTACTGCAATCTCTTCAGAGTTATGTAAAAGGCGAGCCTTATTATCGACATCAAAGGCAGGGGATTTACGATGCTAGGGTAACAAAAAACCATAAATGGTTTATCATGCATGATGCTTTATTATTTAGGGGGTCGTTATGCATATAAATGGTGGAAAATATGTCAGCTCAACTAACCAGTGAAACATTAAATCAGTGGCTTAGCATGAGTTCTCTGGCGGCGGTGATAGCAGGAGTGCCTCCTGAGGTTGCTTTGGGAGCTTTGGCTGGCGCGGTAATTTTTGTTACCTCTGCGGTAGAGTACCCAATTCGTCGTCGCGTACTCTTGTCGATGCTTAGTTTTCTCTGCGGACTTCTTTTCTACAAACCAGCAGCATCAATTCTTATCGGCATAGCCAGCCTGATACCTACAATCACGCAGGACTCTTTCGAGAAAGGGATTGTTTTCTCTGCTGGCGCATTTGTGTCAGCAATCGTCGCAGTACGAATTGGCATCTGGCTCTATCACCGTTCCGATAACCCACGCGAGTTAATTCCGGGGAGAAAAGACGATGGTAACGCATGAGTTTTTTTTGCTTATCACCAATGCAGTTATTTGTACTGGCATAGCAATTCGCGTTGTCACTTTCCGGCGTAACGGTTCACAACACCGAAGATGGGGGGGGTGGCTTGCTTATTTCCTGATTGTTGCTGCAGCCAGTATTCCAGTTCGTGTCGTCTATGCAATCTGGTTACGCACGCCAATGGCTGTGGATTTATCTGAAGTCATTATCAACGCTGTCATGCTTGCTGCGGTTATTAAAACGCGCGGTAACGTCGTTCAGATTTTCAAAATAACGAGGTCTAAACATGGAGATTAAACAATTCCAGCGAGCTGCTGGTATTAGCGAGGCGCTGGCCGCTCGCTGGTTCTCGCATATAACTTCTGCGATGAAAGAGTTTGGTATCAGAAAACCCGAAGATCAGGCAATGTTTATTGCTCAGGTCGGGCATGAGTCTGGGGGCTTCACCAGGTTGCAGGAGAATTTCAACTACAGCGTCACAGGACTGGCTAACTTTGTTCGGGCAGGACGTCTCACTCAGGGACAGGCCAACGCACTGGGTCGCCGTGCTGGTGAACCACCATTGCCACTCGAGCGCCAGCGCGCGATCGCAAATCTGGTGTACAGCAAACGCATGGGTAACAATGCCCCAGGCGATGGCTGGAATTACCGTGGGCGCGGGCTTATCCAGATAACCGGCTTAAATAACTATCGTGACTGCGGAAACGGTCTGAAAGTTGACCTGCTGGAGAGTCCTGAACTGCTGGCGCAGGACGAATACGCGGCTCGTAGCGCGGCGTGGTTCTTCTCCAGCAAAGGCTGCATGAAGTATACCGGAGATATTGCACGTGTAACTCTGCTTATCAATGGTGGCCGGAACGGCATTGATGACCGGCGCGCGCGATACATCACTGCCAGTAAGGTGCTGGCGGTATGATCTGGGCATTCGCAAAAGCATACTGGAAACAGTTGGTTATCATGGCGATGCTTGCTGTTCTGGTCATATCAGGAGTTGTAGCCTGGAATGCACACGGCAGTCGTCAGTACGACGCCGGGTATGCGCAGGCACAGGAAGATCAGAAACAGGCTGATGATAAGGCCAGGTCACAACGTGATCAGGAGAAAACACAAATTGAACGTGAAGCACAGTCCCGTATCGATGTGGCGCGTGTTGATGCTGAGCATGCTAATGCCGCTGCTGACAGCCTGCGCGCCGAGCTTGACAAAACCAAGCGACTCGCCGAACACTATACCGGATCTTTCCCCACTGGCACGCCAGCCAGCAAGGTCATCGGTGTGCTCGCCGACATGCTTGAAGAAAGCAACCGAGTTTACAACGCAACAGCAGCTGAGGCTGAAAAGTATCGGATTGCAGGAGAATCCTGCGAACAGCAATACGATTCACTGAAGAAGCAAAAATCGTGGCACTGATTTCCGGTGACGGTATATAAAACGGTACAGTGAAAATCATGTGGCAGAAAGTTGTTATCAGTCAATTGGTTATGCATGTCGTAAATAATTGAGTGGGAATGATTAACAGCTAACTCATAGCAAGTCATTCCTATTCAGATACTAATTCAACCCTCTGTTTTTACAGAGGGTTTTTGTTTTTATGTATTCATTTCTATTCACTCTGCACCATATTTTTTGGCGGTACAGGTGACGGTATTACCTTAAAGGTATACTCTCATACCGTCATGAAAATGGTTTCTATACGGGTGAATTGTGCTTACCGATACAAAATTAAAAAACCTCAAGCCGCAGGACAAACTGTATAAGGTCTCCGATCGTGACGGGCTGTATGTAGCTGTGCTTACGTCAGGCACGGTCTCGTTTCGCTATGACTACCGTATCAACGGTCGCCGCGAAACACTGGTAATCGGGCAGTATGGGCGTGACGGTATCAGCCTGGCAGAAGCGCGAGAAGAACTGATTGCTGCAAAGAAGCTGCTTAAAGCAGGCCAGTCGCCGGCTGCGGCTAAACGTGACGGTATCAAAAAGATTCGTGGTGCCGAGACGTTTGCGGTACATACCGACAGTTATATGAAACACGTCATCCTGGCTGACAGTACCCGCGCAATGAAGCAGGCGGTGATCGACCGTGACATACTTCCGGTTCTTGGCAACAAAATGATGGCTGAAATTACCACATCGATGGTTCGTGATTTGTGTGACCGGATTGTCGAACGCGGTGGTCGGGCAACAGCAGTACAGGCCAGGGAGATTATCAGCAGCGTATACCGTCACGCCAATGACCGTGGTCATGGTTTGTTTAATCCTGCGGCTGACATTAAACCTTCGTCTATCGCCATATTTAAACCACGAGAGCGAACACTGACACCAGAAGAAATTGGCCTGTTCTTCCGCACGCTGGATGCCATTGGTGCTATGGGCACTATGAAAATGGCTTTAAAACTGGTGCTTATCACTATGGTTCGTAAGGGCGAATTCACCAATGCAACGTGGGATGAAATAGATTTTAAAAAATGGACATGGACAATTCCTCCAGACCGCATGAAGGGAAGCCGGGCGCACGTTATTTACCTGCCTAAACAGGCACAGGATATATTGGTCGGGTTGCAGATGTGCGCTGGTGGAAGTGAATATCTGGTTCCTGGTCGTTACAATTTCCGGAAGCCATTATCTAATGCCGCGCTGAACTCTCTGATCGACAGAACGGTGAAAATAATAAATGAAGATGGTGAGCATATTCAGGACTTCACCGTACACGATATGCGCCGTACAGCCAGTACGTTGTTGCATGAGGCTGGTTATCCTTCAGACTGGATTGAAAAGGCTCTGGCACATGAGCAGAAAGGTGTGCGCGCCGTATATAACAAAGCGGAATACGCCAGACAGCGCGCCTACATGTTGCAGCAGTGGGCCGATATGATTGATTCCTGGATTAACGGGGAGCATACGGATCTGATTCCGTTCTCCCCGTCGAAGTTTGAGAAGTGGATGGCGGGGGAATAACGTTTAATAGTTCTGCTGATTTTCTTCCATCTCGGCTTCTGCTGCCAGTGATTCAATTTTATCTGTGAATATTGCTGACAGTGTTGCAAATTCAGCATCAGTGACAGCGGGAATTGGAACAAACCTGATCCCGCTGTGTGCAAGCATGTTTGCAGTTTCAAGGCATTTCCTTAAATCTGCTGGTGATGCCCTGTTCATGCTGCACGCTCCCGCCCCTGGTTGTCTGTTGGTGACAGCGGAGCATTGCTGAATGCATTTGTTAATCCGGCAATATCCAACGCGTATCCTGGGTGTAGTTGCACTGCCGGGTCTTCGCACTGATTACCCCAAACATCGAAGCCATGAGACGACTGGCGGGCGAACAGTTCAATGCGAGAAACATCGCCTAACAATTGCACAAGTTTTTCACGAACGACATCTGGTTTTCTTGAATGCTCAAGCCGCGGTGCGGTAAATGACTGAACGATACCTGCATTAATGCGCGGAGGTAGTTTTCCCTTTACCGCAAACAGGCAATCTTCACTGTTGGCGCGAGTCATGTGTCCCATCCCCATAACCAGTTTATCTGGTTGTCGACTACCACATTTTATCCACGTGAAGCCCTTCATGGTCATCAGACGGAATCCCCAGGCTTCAACAACTTTTAGTGCTTCGAGTGGTTGTGTTGGCACCCACCACATGGCCAACAGACAGTTTTCACCGGCCAAATCCCACACAGGAAGGCGGCAGATATCCAGCACACTCATAACCGGATATTTAAAACCAGCACCGCGATTACCATCTGTGGCTTTGTCCCGGTATGCCCAGGGTGGATCTGCATAGATTAGTGTGTATTTCTTAGTCATAAACCACCCCACAACATCCTATGCCGCTATAGTCGCCACGGCGAAGGCCGTTACCTTTTGTGATACATTGGTCCCTGCGAACCGCGATCCTTGCACGTTCAACATCACCAGAAGCAACATCCATACACTGAAGCCAAAGGTGGGCGGCAACGCGGAACTGCCCTTTTTTCTCTCTTTCAATCGCGCGTTTTTCGATCTCTATCGCCGCAGGAGTAACGGCAACAACCTTTGAAGGGCTGCGCATTGAAACCTTGTTCATGTGATATTTTTCAAGTCGGCTTAACTTTCTCACTTAATCCAACCCTCTCTGAAAATTAATGCCAGCAGATAAAGCCATGCTGAAACAGAGGCCAGGAATAAGTACCATCCTGACCATTTGCTCCAGTGCCTTAGCAGCACACTCATGCCGCGTTGCTCACAGGACGATATACACGTTGCTGAACAGGAGGTTTTTTACCCTGGAACTCTGCCGGGCTTGCTGCCTGACGTTCATCAAGCCAACGCTCAACTTCATCACGGTTCCATGCGCAGCGTTTATCGGTGATATACCAGCGTTTAGGAAATTCCCCTGCGCGCTCCATACGGTCGATAGTGCTCCATGACAGTGGCACCACCGCCAGGAGTTCCTTCTTACCTAATGCACCTTTCATAAATACCTCTCTTGGTTGCAGTGCGGCGCACGTGGCGCCGCGGTGGTGGTTACTCGAATTCTGGACGCATATCGTTAAGCGTCATCATGAATTTTTGGTGATATTCATCACCGAGCTTTTCAGCCATGGTGTTAATTTCATTTTCAGCGCGCTTGAACATCGTTTTTGCATCTTCAGCAGATGGATCCAGGCTATTAAGTATCGCGATGATATATTCTCGAGCTTCTTCTCGTTCTGAATCTGAAATTGGCGACAGGTGTTGACGCTCATCGTCAACTACGGAATATTCACCAGTGATAACAGCTGCGTTATCTTGGCTAAGTCCAGCTTCAGCGCGCTCATCCATAACAACAGCCTTCTGCATTTCAATAGAAACAGGAAGATATTTGAACAGTCGGCGAATTACTGTTTTTTTAGCCATCTCATCGAAGTGATCAACCCATGGGCCACTGCTACCGGCTTTGCTCAGTGCACGAACTTTCTCAACGTCTGCCCGGCTCATAACTTCAAATTGGACTCCGCCATCTTTCAGTCGTGCAACGGCGTAAACGTGCGTTAATTCTCCGCGGTCACCTGTTTCGCAAGGTAAATGCTCGAGCGTTTCTTCCAGGCCGTATGAGTAGCTGAATTTGTCGTTTGTATGTACGGTACGAGCCGAGATACTCAGGATCTGCCCAGAGCGGCGGGCAAGGTCAATCATTCCGCGATAGCCGATAATCAGCTGTGCTTCTGTAGATACGGTTTCCCATCTTCCATTTACTTTCTGGCGTTTGTCGAACGGTATCAGGTAAGCGTGTCCAAGAGCTCCGCCTGGTTCAAGACCCAATTGGGCACATTGCATAATTGCCCCCAGGAAGCTGGCTTGGTCGCATGATGCAAGTTTTGGAACCTTTCTGATCTCTGTGGTTGCTATGCGCGCCAGACGGTCTGCTGTCATGTGCTTTGGAAGTGCCAAAGCCATCTGAGCTTTAATTTTTGGGTCTGCCAGAAGTCCGGCCAGAGTTGTTGGTTTCTCATTATGATGTGCAACTTGGTTACCGGTAGCCGCTGCCTTAAGTGCATTGATAGACATTTTTTCTCCTTACTTCATTCTGAAGACGCGTTGTGTCGTTGTTGTTTTGAATTTTTCGAATAACTCAGGGTGTACTGACTGGAATAGCTTCTGGTCGAATCTGTTGCTGATCTGAGATTTCCATGTGCAGAGCGGCTTTCCGTCCAGGGTCAGGACTGAGTGCTCTTGCATGTACATCTTCAGCTTCTCTTCTGATATAGCTATTTCTTCTTCCAGTGATTTTCTGCGTGATTTCATGTCTCGTAGATCGTTGAATAGTGCGAGTGCCTTTCCGTCAGCCTCGATACTTGTCCCGGCATCTTTCTCAAACATCAGCGATACATCGCTTACGCTGGTAGCTTCCGGCGGGTTAAGATTTTTCACTCGGTCCCAGAAAGCGATTTCTTTTTCTAAGATCGCCTGGATAGTTTCTTCATCACGCTCAACCCGATAGATTCGGAAGTCGTCGCCACCGATAAGCACACCGAAAACGCATACCTGTTTGTTTGTAACCATCAACCCGTGCATGGCCTGGGCCGTGTAATGCACAGGAATTGCATCTGTCTGGATTTCTCCCCATTCTTTGGCTTTGAACGGACTAACTGTTTTGATCTCAATGTTCTCGCCTGACGCTGCTTCTGCATCGATCTCAGCTGCAATAAAATCGTAATCACGGTGGATATAGCGGTTTCCGCGATGAACGATTTCCATCCCTGTTTCCTCAGAAAGCAGGTCTATTACGTATGGCTCCATACGCTGGCCACGCGTGAAAACTTTCTGCTTGCTTTGGTCTACTGGTTTGACACGTGGCTGGACCTTATCCAGATAAACCTCAAGCGGGGTGCGCCATGGGCTAATTCCAAGAATCCCTGCAACATCGCTTCCTCCGATGTATTTTGTTCTATCCATGATTCCAGCGTTCCGCATCATGCCGCGTCCCTCTGCCCATCAAGCTGATCCGCCAGATCCCAGCGGGCGATAATTGCCATTGCCTCTCGCCGATAGGCATCCATCAGTTCTTCGAACTCAGGGCTGTCTTTAGCAGCCTCCAGTACTTCCTGACGAACGCCTTTGCCTGTTACAACGTCAAAAGTTGAGGACAGTTGATGAAGTCGGATGCTCTCAATCAGTTCAACTTGTCGGTCATATAGCTGTTCTGACAGGCGGTAGTCCTTGTCGAATGCCAGCATGATTTTTTGAAGATTTTTCTGCTGTTTAACGTTCATTATCAGCCCTCCCATATCTCGTTATCGTTGGCTACATCGCGAGCTTCTTTGCTGACGAAAGCCCACTTAATGCCTTCCTGTAAGGTGCGGAACTTCCAGCTCATGAATCCGCATGCAGTAACGCAGTACCAACCGTTGATGATTTTCCACTGCATAACTTGTTACCTCGGTCTGTTACCGTTGAGGTAATAATTATGCGTATCTGGTTTGATGTCAATAGATATGAGTTAAAAAAATTACCCGTTAGGTAATCGAATAGGCAATAAAAAAGCCGCCATAAGGCGGCTTACTTACTGAAAAATATGATTTTATTGTTTGTTTTTTTCGTTCTGGTTGATGACAAATTCAATGTAACTTTCGATCTTTGCCTTCTCTGTTTCAGGTAACAATGCGTAGCGCGAGCGGTCATAGTTGATAGTCGCGGGGTCGTGCGGGTGAATCAGTAATTCATATCCGTGACGCCCGAATGCGGATGCAACATTCTCCAGGGTGGAAATGGAAACGCTGACCTCATTGTTTAACAGGCGGCTGATTGTCACCTGGGCGACGCCGGATGCGCGGTGTAGTTTTCCCTGCGTTGAAAGGTCGCGGCTTTCGCTCATCCAGCGTTCCAGGTTGTGAGCCGCCAGCTGACCTATATCACTCGGGCCGACAGGCTGAAAACCTTCCTGAGAAAGCGAGCGATCGATATCAAGCCAGTTACGGGGTTTATTGGCGGCAGCTTCAATTTTTCGCGCAACCTGGTCGCCGATAACCTTCTTGCCAAGAGCCCAGCGGTTTACCAGATTTGCCTGAGTTCCAAGTTTTTCTGCCATCCGCGTCTGAACACCATTGAATTCACGGTCGATCAAGTCGTTGAGATTTTGCCTGCGGACGTCCTGGATACTTTTCATTTTCTGGAAAATCGCCTCATATATGAATCAGTAGATGATTCAATTTAAAGCAATATTACCCAACAGGTAAATGCACCTCATAGGTAACTATCCTTGATTTTTGTTACCTTATGGGTGAATATTTATTATCTGAAATAAATATCAGGCAATAGCTATGAGCGATAACGGACATTTCGATTTCAAAAAGCACTGGCTTGCACTTACTCCGGATGAGCGTGAAGCCTTCGCACAGGAAGCCGGAACGACGAGTCACTATATCCAGACTCACTTAACAGGTAAGCGCAAAATGCCAGGTAAAGTATTGATGAATGGGCTTTTTAAAGCCTGTAAATCAAGACAATGGCTGCGCTCAAAAGCAGAACTGGCATACTTCTTCTACTCATGATATCCAGCTACAACCCTCTGTAGACCGCCACCCGGCGGTCTTTTCATATCTATTCGTACCTCAAAGGTAATAAAAAACCAAATCTGGTTGATCTTTTTTTTGTGTCAGCACAAAATGACCGTAATCCCAATACTAATAACAGGGCTTACCATGGAAATCATTACACGTATTGATGCCGCAAAGCGCGGACTTAAACGCTACTACACCGGAAAAACATGTAAGCACGGACATGACAGTGAACGCTGGGTTTACAACGGACACTGTGTTGAGTGCACCATGGAATCAAACCGTCGTATCAGGGCAGAGATTAAGCAGATCATGATTAATTCCTCCCCACAACATTCAAGCTGATAGCGGAGATTAATCATGAGCAGACATGCAACAGATTGGGCCTGGGAGACAGATCCAGGTAGCTCATCATTAAAGCTCATACTGCTCTCGATGGCTGACAGAGCCGATGAATATAACCTCTGCTACCCCAGCATAGAACGCCTCGTTAAAGACACTTGCCTGAATAAAAAAACCGTGCAGGCCGGGCTTATATCGCTCATGAAAATGGGGCTTATTTCAGATACCGGAGAGAGAAAGGGAGCGACAAAAAGAGTGCGGGTTTTCTCTCTTAATATAACCAAAAACGGGAACATTAAAGGCAACCGAGAGGGGGGCAATGAACCCGAAAACGGTAATGTTACCGAAAACGGGAATATACCCAAAAACGGGATGTTGAATGATCCCAAAAACGGGATGTTGAATGATCCCAAAAACGGGATCCAGAACCAGTCATATAACCAGTCATTTAACCAAGAGAGGGAGAGCAGGACAAAAAACGGGGATTCTGTGCATCATGACCCCGGCGCAAACAACGCCGTGATGAATAACTTTGTTCCTCCTGGTGGGCCAGGGCAATTAGGCAAATTTGTCATGCATGAACAATGGCAGCCATCAGATGACTTTCTTCGGAAAAGCTCATTGCAGGGGATCTACCTGGACAGTCTGCCAACGGCACAGGAACTTGCAGAGTTCAGAATTTACTGGATGGCTGAGGGTAAGGCATACCATCAGGCACAGTGGGAGCAGAAGCTGGCAAGGCGGCTGCAGATTAGCAGACAGAAGCAATCAACATTACCTGATAACAACGTTCCGCACTGGAACAGCCCTGAAGCATGGGAGGATTTCTTGTGAACAACGTTTTTACCGCGATACAAAACCGTGACGGAGAAGCCCTTTCTCGCATGTCAGGTTATGAGCATCAGTACACCAACAATGACAACGTGGTGAACATGTCAGCAGAGAGGCTTGTTGATGCCCTTTTCAAACAGCTGAAACAACTGTTTCCGGCGGCAGTGGTAACCAACCTGAAGACGCCAGAGCAGGAAGTCGCTGCAAAACAGCAGTGGATTGCTGCGTTTGCCGAAGGTGGGATCCGAACCCGTGAACAGGTTTCTGCTGGTATGCGCCACGCCCGCGCCAGTGAATCTCCGTTCTGGCCGTCGCCAGGGCAATTCATCAAGTGGTGCAAAGACAGCAAGATGGTTCTTGGCGTCACCATTGACGATGTGATGGCGGAGTTTCACCGGTACAGCAAGGAAAAAAGTTTATATCCTGGTAGTCCCGAAAGATTCCCGTGGCGACATCCGGTTATGTACTGGGTCGTATGTGATACCCGCCGTGCAATGTATCAGCGCCAGCTTAGCGAGATTGAGGTTGAGAAACATGCGCGCAGGCTGCTCGATGATTGGGCGAAAAAGGTGGCTTCTGGACAGCAGATACCCGATCCGGTGATCAGCATACAGGCAAAGCCAGAGCCCATGAGTACACCTCCGGACACAGGGAGAGACGTTTACCATCCACCAGGGCGAAGTTTCGGATGCATGCCTAACGCCGCCACCCTTGGGGGAATAACACCGGCGCAGTGGCTGATGGAGGAATACAGGCGAGGAAAGGCGGCAGGATTTATCAAGTAATACCAGCGCGATAGCGCATTTTTTTACGCTCAAATAATTACCCATCAGGTAATAAAATATTCTAAACTCTATTGATTTCGTGTCTTATGTGGTTTTTAATTACCTCAGAGGTAAATCATGAGAAAACAGATGCAGGCTCTTGGTCGACTCAAAACAGGCCAGATGAACAAAACAGAATCTGCGTATTGCCAGCATCTTGAGCAGCGTAAACGTGCAGGGGAAATCGCCTGGTATCGATTCGAGGGTATCAAGCTGCGGTTAGCTGATAACACGTTCTATACGCCAGATTTCGCTGTGATGCTCGCCACCGGAGAGATGGAACTGCACGAAGTGAAAGGTTTCTGGACCGACGACGCCAGGGTGAAAACCAAAGTCGCCGCAGATCAGTATCCGTTCCGAATCATCGGGGTAACGGTTAAGCCAAAGAAAGCAGGTGGCGGATGGAAAATCGAAGAGTTCTGAATCGACGATCTTTTTAGTTATCAATGTTATCAATAAGTTATGTGGATAAGCGAGGGTAAAGATGGAAAGTAATATCAAAGGGTTAGTTGCCGCCGGGCATGAGATGGCTTCGGAACTGAAAGCAGAATGTGGTGCCGTTGATATGCGTAGTGTGGCAAAGCTGATCAGCGATTTGGCAACGCAACTGGAAGTGCAACTGGTGCGTGCTAATGCGCTGGCGGCGGAGAATGCGGGAATAAAGTCTGCAATTCCAGAATCACGGGATATTGAGGATGACAATGACAATATGGATGACGTATCTCTCGCGGAAGACTTCGGGTTCAATCATGCAATAGAACGGATGAGGAGACAGATACCTGAAACGCCAACCACTGATGCTTTCCTGGCTGAAGTCCGGGCGCAGGGATTGGAGATGTTTGCACAGAAATGTAACTCAAAATCCGAACAGTCGCTTGCATCTGATATACGCGATAACTGGAAACTACTCGGTGAACATGCAACTGACTTTGCCGATGAGCTTCGAAGAGGAAGCAGCCAGTGAATATCGACACGACAATAACGATCGATACGCTCCTGAATACCGGTCTGGCGCTTCTCGGTTGGTTTTTCATCATGTTCAGTGCGGGGAAGTGGGCGGCCTCTGTTTTTCTAAAGCAGTGGGGAAAGCGCCGCAAACAGGAAAAACGCCAGAAAGCGTTGGAGGCGTTCTATGACGCATTTGAACTTGGCAGCATTGAACCAGGCACAACAGCGAGGATAGCGACAAAAGGCGACCTGATGATAGTGATGTTCAGACAGGAGAAAACCAAATGACAGAACAGACGATGACAAATCGCGAACTTGTTGATGCCGCGATTGAACTTGCTGGCGATTTTTATTCCATGATGGGGTACACGCATCGCCCAGGCTTCAAATATTGGGAGTCTCCGCACCCGCAAGAGCAACGGGTATTTCAAATGGCCTGCCGCGCTTTTGAAGTTATTCGCGGTTCTGATGTGATGGACGCGGTTGCTGATTTGGAGGATGAAGAGTGAACACAATTAAAGAAATGCCGGTAGAACGTGATGAATATGGCTGCTGGACACATCCGGAGTATGAAAAGTTTTGCGCAGGTCGTGAATATATATCCACTGAGGAATTTGACGCCTGGATGAAGGAAAATAATCTTCAGTGGACTATTCGCAGTATGGATGAAGATCATTTTAATCTGGACGCAGATGGTCCCGATATTGCCGCCTGGGAACCAGAGCGACCAGAGGGCGAAGGATGGTTTGTTGGCTCTATTCATGACACTGAAGATGGCCCGGTTTGTATCTGGCTGCGGGAGAAGGTTGCCGCATGAATCAGGCGCTGCATGAAGTGAATTTATATAGCCGTATTGATGGTTCAGGCTACAGAAACATATGGGTTGTTGGTGATTTGCACGGTTGCTGCACCCTACTTATGAATGAACTCCATCGTGTGGATTTTGACCCGACACAGGATTTACTGATATCGGTTGGCGACCTTATCGATCGCGGCACCGAAAATGTTGAATGCCTGGAGCTATTGCAGATGCCCTGGTTTCGGTCGGTTATGGGAAACCACGAGCGATTAATGATCGATGCGTTAAGTCCCGCAGGCAATGTGAATAACTGGCTAATGAATGGTGGTCAATGGTTCTTCATGCTGGACACTGATCAGGAAATATTAGCCAGGGCGCTGGTGGAGCTGGTAAAGCGTCTGCCCTATATCATTGAGCTGAACACCGGGCATGAAACTATCGTTATAGCCCATGCCGACTATCCAGGTGGAGAGTACCAGTTCGGTAAGGAT